CATCAAAGTGTTTGTAAACAAATGCACCCACTTCCATCCACTCATCATCACGAACTGAAATAGTCACGCTTGGTTTATGCTCACACCAGTGCCGTTGGTACAGTAGCCAAGTCTCTAGTTGCTCAATCGCTGTCATATCATTGCGAGTGATTGACTTACGGGGTGACTTGACAGGGAAGCTAAACACAGTAGTCGTGTCTCCCTTCATAACACATGGCTCATTAGGAATGCCTTGATCCATCATAAACTGTGTCAATGGATCTTTGTTATCACCACGAACAGTACGGATATAATAGGCACTATGGCGAGCATGTATCCCAGAGGCTGAATCCACCAGTTGCGAGACTGTGCCTGATGGTTTGACGCACGTAATTGCAGTGCTATGAGGTATACCAAGAGTGTCAGCAAGTTCAGCGTTAGTATTGACAGCAACTCCACGAAGATGTGCAAGGGTCTTCTCCAATCCTTTGTTCTCTGATGTAGTAATAGGGTTGTCCATGATACCCGTCAGTGATACCCCAAGCAAACGCTCTTCTTCTGTATTGTTCTTCCATACCTTACGTAAGTAAGGAAAGTTAGTTAAGGAAGACTGAATAGTACCAAGTGCGGTTGCAATCCTTACCTTTCGCTCCAAATCTGCGAGTGTATCTGTCGCTCTGATAACAACTTCAGTAAGGTTGCAAAACTGATACGGACGTAGTATGATTTCGCTACATGGGTTAGTTCCAAACTCGTAGTCAGGGTTACGTCTGCCGTACTTCTTAGCTTGATTCTTACTAGCTTGCCTGTTGAATACACCACGCTCTCCTGATTTACTTTCTACTAATGCTTGCCATTCCCGCATGAATGTTTCCATGTCAGGCTTCTCTGTATAACTAACTGAGTTATTAGCTAACGCTCTCCAAGCTGCAGTCTCCCACCACTGTCCTGATTTAGCGTGACGCATACGGTCATCAGACAGGTTAGATAAACTAATCATAGCTGAACGGCGTACACCACCAACGACAACGACCTGACCAATGAAACACATCAAGTCATGGCACTCAATACTAGTAAGCTTACGACCTTGTGCGTTCTTGAACGTTGTTATAGCAAAGTTAAATAGTTCTACTAGAGGCGCTGGGCCACTAGCCCTGCCACCAAACACCTTTAGTCTAGCACCAGCAGGACGAACACGAGATATATCCCATTTAGGAATCTCACCAGCCCAGAGGAGAGCAAGAACTTGACGGAACGCTTTAGCCCAACCTTCCTTACTGTCTTTGACAACGACAGTTGTATCACTGTAGAACAGCTCAGGGATCTCAGGAAGTTTAGTAACGTACTGACGCTCGACACTGAACCCGACACCAGTTCCACACAAGAGAATGTACATAGCCTCATCGAAGGACTTAGGGTCATCTACGGGTAGGTAACTACAGTTGTAGCCAGCAGTGTTGTCTCTGTCGAGGGCTGGCCCTGCAGTCATCATAGCTCGCATAGAAGGTGCTACCTCTAAGCCTAAGATAGCTTGCTCACATTCTAATGCAAGGTTATGTAAGCTGTCAGGTAGGACACGTCTTACTACGTTGTCGATGTATCTGCCTACAGTTTCATCCCATGTCTCACGTCTTCCTGCATCCTGTATCCACCTAGCATAGCGGGATTTGTGGATGAACGACTGATAGTCGGTTGGTAAATAGTTATTCATATTATCATCACTCCATAAATAGTTTCAAATGTTTTACGTCTAGGCCATCAATATCATATATGTATTCAAGAATCAATGCCCTAATTTCTTCTTCAATATTCCCGTCAGATGGTACAGGGTAATCGTCTTCATCAAGCTCAAGTGTAAGAAATGTTTTGATTATCATTTCCTACTGTCCACTTCCTCAATCAAACGTTCTATGTACCACTTAGCTTTTTGTAGATCCTCTATTCCATTCTTGTAGTTCCAACGCCACAGATACTTGAAGCTATTCTGCCAACAGTATGCTTCGTGTGCCGTTACATCAGCGTCCTCTACCATAGCTGCCATAGCGTCAATGCATTCTATGTTAGATGTATTGTAATGTGGTGGCTTGTTTACTACGTCAACCATCTGTGTCTCCTTTGCTATTAAACAGTACAGATATTACATTATCTGATACCCCTGCAACCTCAATGGCTGGCTTAACTTCTTCTTCTTCGTCTAGTGCATCGTCAATAGTTTTATCTACTTCGTTCTCTAGTAATCTACGAACTGCTGCATCTTCTTCCATTACAGGTAGTGAAGCACACATCATGTAAGACAGCTTCATCAATTGTGCATGGTCAAAATCTGATAACACATTGTCATCTGTAGTGCAAGTGCCTACCATTATTTCTCCTGTCCACTCACCCTTTTTATTTAAGAAGGGGCTTAGTCGTATGATGTAATCGTTCTGGTCAAAGTCCATAAATATTTTTTCACTACTCATTCTAACTCCTTTTTATTTTCTTTAGAGGGAACTGTATCAAGGGTGGATGTTTGTCCTTACCCTTTTCGTGCAGCCATTCCTCTGGAATAATGCGATCATGGTACATGAATTTATTCTTCTCGCACCACTGTCCGTATGTAGTCTTAGCACCCTTACTTAGTTTAGCTCTACTACTAGTAAATACAAAACGTATATCCAACTTGGGATGTTGCTTCTGTATCATTAAATGTTTGCGCCTATCGTCTGCTGTAAACCTGCCTTTAGTTTCAATGATAATACCATTCTTTAAAATAAAGTCAGGAGTATAGGTGCGGTACATGAGGTCTTCCCATTCTATCTTAATGGCTTCGTACTTGAATGGATGTCCAAGTTCGTTAAGATAGTCTTTGTTTCTTACCTCAAGACCACTCCTATACCCATGTTTCAGGGCAGCAGAGTATTGCTTACCTCGCATTTAGATACGCCACAAGCCATTCCAAGGACTAGGCAAACTACTTACAGTAGATACGCCCAGTGATCGTAGCTCCTGTCGCACCGCATCGTCTGCAGCCTTACGTGCTTCCATAGCTGAACGTAGCCCTGCATATCTAGCTTCGTGTAACTCCTTCTTACGTTCCGCAAGATCCTTTTCCATAGCAGAAATCTGATCCTGCATCTCTTTGATTTCGTCATCACCTAACATATATTTCTCCTTTAATCTATGTACGCAACTGTAGGTTTGTTCTTAGCCTGTGATACACGTGATTCAGTTTCCGTCAGACCTTCAAAGCAACTGAACCTGTAGTCACAGAACTTACAGCTATCATTGAGAATGGTATTACCCGTTGCCTTCCCCCTGAATGTTTCAGGTACAGGGCTGAAGCAACGTTTAAACTCATTACTCTCGACAGTATCAACTGTCTTATTTAATGTAGTGATTTCTTCTTCCATGTCAATAGTATCTGCAGGAACATATTTAATATTTCCATTAGCCTTATTGACTACCCACCAGCCACCAGCCTTAGTGCCTGATGCTTTAGCGTAGCCAGCTAACTGACCTACATATCCAAATGGATCACTACCCTTTAATGTATCGAAGGACTCGAACTTGTTTCTGTAACTCCAATCAGAGGCAGACTTAACATCGTCTACAGCACCGTCTATAATTAGATCATACGTACCGTTTACTTTTGTCTTGTCTAACTCAAGTGTTACGTGTTCTGCATCACGATACGATACACCTGCTTCTTTTAAGATGCCCTTGAAAGCAGCCTCAACTATATCTCCTAGTAACATGTTCATTACAAATGTGGTTGGCTTGGGCAACGCAGTCTCTGGCTTGTTCTTCTCAAACCAAAGCTGACAGGTTGGCCTACCTATGTTAGACATACGTAAGCGAAACCCGTCACGCTTATTGCCCCCGCCAAACTGTTTACGCATTGCTTCCATAACCTCTGCACCTACTTGTTGGATGGTATCTTCAGACATAGAGGACTCACCCTTAGTTGCATTGACTAAGTAAGAATGAATAGACAGTTCAGCAGGATGGTTCATTACACGAACTCGTCAGCGTCGATGTCAACGAAAGAGTCAACAAGCTCTTCGTCAACGTCATCATTCTTATGCTTGTTCTCATCCCAAGCACCTAAGATGTACTCATTGTAGTTTGAGATCCAAGCTAGGAAGTTAGCTAACGTTTCCTGTGAGTCACTATCTGCAATGTCGATAGTGTTTGCAGCATCTAACTGCACGTTAGGCAGGTAGAAGCAATTACCGTTAGGTAACTCACGCTTCTCTGTGGTAGCAGCGAAGGTGTGCTGCGGTGGTAGACGCCGCATTTTTGTGAGTTGAGTAAAGATGCCGCCAACTGTTTTGAAGGCGTCACGATTCTCAATCTCCCAGATGAATGGGCTAGGCGCAAGTGTTACGCTGTTACCATCTTCATCCACAGGATCTACAAGCTCTACTGTACCAAGCAGAACACGCGCTCGTTTGATAGAGCGAATAAGATCCTTCATCGTGTCAGGCAACGCAGCGAAGTCTTCAATCCAACCAGAAGGTTTACCACAGTTGAAGCCGCCATCGTTGTCCTTCATGTCACTGTTAAGGTCATTAGCCATAACAGTTTTGACATAACGATTAGGTGAGTTGTCAGTGCCCATGATAAAACGCTTGTACATAAAGCGCTGTAAGAATGGGCGAATGATTGCACTACCAGCATAGTAGGTCTGGTCTTCTGGTACTTCTAGTTTGTATGTACCACCATCTACTACCTCAACCTTTACCATCTTACCTTTGACTTCCATCTCACCCATCAATGGGTTGTGGTGGATACGCAAACGTGGAAGGTTGCTAGACTTCTTCTTCTCAGAGGAAGGCATAGCGGTTGACATGCCCATCTGTTGGGCCATTGCTGCATAGTTATCTGTTGCTGTTGTTACTTGTGTCATGTTTATATTCTCCTATATTTCATTTAAGACAGACGGTGGTTATATCACAGTACGTCTTTTGTGTCAAGCCAATTTGGGCCTATCTTTGCTTCTAATAATAAGGGTACGTTAAAGTCTATACCCCACTTAACATTTACCAGTTCTGCCAACCTGTCGTTTGCAGAGTTGATAATGCGTAGTACTTTGTCCTCTTCATCTGGATGTACATCTATCACTAAGGAATCGTGTACAGAGTTTACGACACATGATTGCATCTTGTTAGCTGTAAGCATCTTGTCTACATATATCAGAGATATAGGTACGATGTCAGCGGTTGCGAACGATTGC